CGGCCAGACCGGATTAGCAGGGTCTGCCGTGTTCGCGGGTAGGTCGCGCAATGCCTGTCGATAAGCCGACTCCGCGTCGCTCATGGCAGGGCTATCGGGCAACGCCCACCAATCTGTTTCCGCAAGCAGGCCGTCGCGCTCGGCGCGTAGTGCAGCCCACGGCTCCGCATCGGTGAGACGCACGATCTCTGCGTCAATCTCGGCGGCGCTGGGCTGCTCGATGTCGGGCGAGTCCCACCTGATCGTGTCGCCTGACAACACCCATTCAGCGTCGGGTACGAGGCTTGCGAGTGCTTCTGCTTTTGTTGCCATTAGCTGTAGTCCAGTTCGATGAGAGTGATGGTTGAGGTGGCATTCCCACTAGCGTCGCTTCGTTGGGCCGCCAAGGACCCGCTTTGATCGATCCTCTTGAACTCTGTGTGATAAGTCGTGCTTGACGTTGAACTCGGGCTGTCGAGGTGTTGTATGAAATGCTGACCCATCTGGTTTTCGACATTGCTTATCTGGTTGTATTCCTCAATCTCGGTGCTGCCGCGAACAATTCGTAGCGCACCGCCAGCGCGTCCGCCCGTGCTAGATATGCTCTGGGAAACAAGCACAAGAATCTTGTTAGCTGTGTTCGCCGGGGTAATGTCTGCGGTCAGGTTTGTGTCGGCGTAAGTCCCAGATGTCGAGGTTGCTTCCGTAGAGGTAGCAGCCGTTACGACCTGAAGCACCTTGCCGCCAGCCGCAGCCGCCTGAAAAGTTGGCGCAGAACCAGAGCCGTTCGATGTCAACACCTGACCGCTCGTGCCAGTCCCCGTCGCCCCAATCGCGCTGGTTCCGTTGCCGTGCAAAACGCCATTTGCTGTAAACGTGCCTGCACCCGTGCCGCCTTGCGCCACACTAAGGTCTGTCGTCAGCCCGGTCAGCGCGGTGATGTCGCTGTTCGATCCAGACGCAGCAGCGCCAAGATTGGTGCGCGCTGCGCTGGCGGTGCTTGCGCCTGTACCACCGTCTGCCACGGCTAGGTCTGTCGTCAGCGTAAGCGACCCAGCAGCCACAGCGTTTGCATCGCTAATGGTTACACCACTATTTTGTATCAGCTTGCCGGTCGTGGTGTCGAAACGTGCAATCGCGTTGTCTGTTGCAGATGATGGTCCAGTAACATCGCCTGACCCAGCACCATCAGCACCCTTGTCGCCCGCGCGAGTAAAGCCTATGAACGTGTCCTCTGCGTTCGAGAACGTGCCGGATGACGCAACGTGCGTAACCGCAATCTGGAACCAGCCCGTGTTGTCGGTCAGGCCCGTGATGTTGAACGTCGCAACATCGCCGCCGCCTGTGCGGAACACCAGCGTACCCTTGACCGTGTTCGTGCTGTCGTCAAACAGCGCGATGTATGCGGACTGGTCAACTCCGTTGGCGTCCAGATCGTCAATCGCAATGGCTGTAACGCTGGCGACAGTGGCGTTGTTGAAGCGCACGTTGCCACTACCGGGGTCAGCCATCGCAGTTGTGGTTGAGAAGTTGTAGCCAACGACCTGAGCCGCGACAGACGATACGTCGCCGCTAATACCGGCCACAGTCGTTACATCGCTGGAGATGCCAGCAACGGTCGTCACGTTTGCGCTAATACCAGCCACAGTTCCAATGTCTGTCCCGTCCGCCGCAACGGTCGTCACATCGCTGGAGATTCCGGCGACTGTCGTCACGTTGCTGTTGTTACCAGCGACTGTGTTAATGTTTGATGCGTTACCAGCAACAGAAGTTACGTTGCTGCTAATACCAGCTACAGTCGTGACGTTAGACGAGATGCCTGCGACGGTTGTGACATTCCCGCTGATTCCCGCAACAGTCTGTATCGCGTCCGTCGCGTCCGTCCCGTCCTCAATGTCCGCAAGCGTGGCAATGTCAGTCGTGACTGCGGCAAGCGTTGTTACATCGTCAGACGACGCGCCCGCTTCCGGGTTGCCGGTCGCGGTGTTGAACGCGAGATATTTGCCCTTGCGCGAGTCCTTCGCCGGAAGCGTCATGTTGATGGACGCCGGGTCTGTTACCGGGGCGGTAATCGCGCGATCCGAAAGTTCTAGAAGCTGCTGATCGAAGATGGTGAGGGCGTCAAGTTGCTCGTTAATAGCCGATGCGCGGAAGTCACCAGCGGTCACAAAATCCGTAGTGCGCGCAATGTCTCGCGATCCGACGATAATTATTTGATCGTTGGCGTCCGGCGTGCTTGGCACATTTGTACCCGTCACGATAGTAACGCTGCCCGTGCCGTTCGCGCTGATCGCGACGGTGTAGTCGGTCGTGAGGGTCAACTTCGTCGTGTTGAAGTATACGTCAACGTCCGTCTGCGTCAGGATTTCAAACGAAAACGCATACGGGCCTAGACCGGCTGACCCGGTATAGACGACACGTCGCGTTACTGCGTTAATGTTATAGTTTGCCATTAGCTTGCCTCACGTTGGTGGCATGTTATCACTATTTTATGGTCGCACATACTGCGGATCGCGAGATGCGTTCAGCGACTCAAGCACCTTTTGTGTTACTGCCGTAAAGTCTGGATGTCCGGGCTTCTCAAGATAATATGGGCTAAAGTCATCACGTCGCGTGACCTTGCCAAAGAGATCGTTTAGCGAACGGTTGGTATACATCTTCTCAACGCGCTTGAGTTCCTTGACCAGATCGCCCCTAAAACGAATGTCCGGCCCCTGCCTCTTTGCCATCTCGTCCGTGGCCTTGGTGATCGCCTCAGACATAGACATGCCGTTAATCTTCAGCACCTTTGCCCTGTAGTAATTTAGAAAATACGTTGCTTCCGCCGGTATCTGCACCCCGCGATAGTTAGTCGTGTTGCTGGGCGCAACCGCACCTAACGCCTCATAGCGAACAGCAAGAGGGTTGGGGTCGCGGGTAGAGACGCGCGGCCCCATACGGAAACCAAACGGCGACATCATGGTTTCTGAATACGGCTTCGTGTCTCCGAAGAAATCAACAGTCTCAGCAAGACTATGCGGAGCCGCGCGCCGCTTGTAGTCGTTAATCATCTCAAAATAAAAGCGTCGCATCTGAGAATTTGGGTCGCCGCCCGCTTCAACCGTGGCATTGAACTGGTCAAGCGTCATGCGCTTGCTCGGGACACCAGCCTCTCGACCTTTCTCTGCCTCAGACTTTTGATACTGCGTGCGCGAGATATGCGCCCACAAACTAGAACGCGGATACCCAAGCCCCGGCACGGCTGCGGTTGCTGTCTTTGCACACTCACCACCGAGAACGCGGATGAACCTAGAAACTTTGCTGTCGCCTTCTTCCCTCGGGGGAGACGCTAGAGCGTCAAGAACGCGCGAAAAAGCCTCTGCCTCTGGGCGTTGGCTCAACTGGTTCACCATTAAGTGAGAGCCAACAAATGCAATCTTTTCTGCCATCCCTTCTTCGCTTCTGTAGTCAAATTCAGTAAACGCCTCACGGGCCGCTGCTGCCATTAAGAATGGCGCAGTCATATACTCCATTCGCTCAAGGTTGATAAACGCCTCGCCCTCAAATTCCCCTGTTCCAAGCGTTATCGCGCCCGGCCCCATAATCTGAGCAACCTGATATTTGATTTCGTCAGTAATGTCTGCCGATTCTGTGCGGAAACTGTTTGGTCGCCAGCCGCTTTTCTGCATAATCTCGCGTTGCTTGTAATCGGCTGGGCCGGGGCCAGTAAACGAGTCATCATAAAACACAGCCGCAAAAGCAGCAGTTCCCATTGCCTGTTTGGCAAGCGCCATGTCGCGATGACGTCCACCCTTTTTCCAATTTGTGTAGAAAGCCGGAGAAAGCTGCGCGAATGGTGTAACCGCCAAGCCCTCAATAACGCCATTGTGTGCAGACTTTGCAAACAGTGTTAGAGGCTTGAACAGCTTTGATTGCGCGACCCGCTGCGTAGCATAGTGCATCTTGCCAATACCTGTAGAACGATCAATATCGCCCTGCAACGAAACTTGCTTTCCGTAGTCAAGCATGTCTCCGAGAGTTTCAACTGGCGTTTCATCCGCAAACTCAACAAGAGCCTGCTGCTGCGCCTTAATTGCGTCCTCCGGGGACAAGCCCGCCTCAATCGCGTCATCATATACCTTCGCCGCGTGGCGCATAGCCTGCTCTTGGTAAACGACCGTATGCGCAAAACCCTTGGAGAACTCGTCCACCATGCCCATTGGGCGGAAAGACAAAAGCTCTTGAAGTAACCCTACGCCTTGGATCATCCGCCCAAAGGCATTGGGCTCTAGCATCTGCCCGTCTTCCTCTTTCATCGTAGGGAAGAATTGAATGTCTCGGCCTCTTACCGAAACTGTTTTTGTGGGGATATTCAAAAAACCACCCACGTTCAGCGGCGCTTTGTGAAAATGTCGGGGGTCCATTTTGTTTGCAGAAAAGTCGCGCGTTGCGCCGCCTTCTACGGCAAACTTTGCGGCGCGCAAAATGGCTGCGCGAAGCCCTGTAACATAACCAGATGCGCGCAGCACAACATCTTCTGCATAATAGCGATCTGGGTCGGCGCGTTGCCCAAAAAGGGATTGGCGCGTCTTACCGATTGCAATAGCCGCTGG